ACAGTGCATCATATCAAACATCATATCCATTGCCACAGCTTCCGAAGGTTTAACCGGAAACTTCTCAAAAAACTTGTCCATCGTGAAATTACTTTACGTTGGTTTGCTGGTTTGCCTGGTTTCCCGAAGCTGCCATTGTACCAAAGTTAATAACGTCGTTACTGGTTTTGTTGATCTGATTAGATAAAAAATCAAATCTTCTGTCAAGTGCTGCACGGTCTAAAATTTGTTGTTGTTGTGCTTGTGCTTGTGCTTGACTAACTGTGATTGTAATATCACTTTTGTCAGCGTGTCTGTGAGCAGTGTGTAATTGATCTCTTAACGCATCAATTTCAGTTTGATTAATCTTAGCTAAAATAGCTGCTGTCTGAGCAACGGAAGCCGCTTCTAATTCGTCAAATCTGCGATCAGCTACAATAGCTAAAGCAGTTGCCTGGTCTTTTATTGCCTGAGTGTTGTTTGATGCTTGTATAGCTGCTGCGTAAAATTGCTGTAAATTGGTTTTTTCCGCATCGCATACTTGCATTTGAATTGCTCTGGCTTCTGCTACAGATACATCTTTGGAATTTCCAATAGCAGCCAATAAAACAGCTTGACCTTGACAGTCATCGTCTTTTTTACGTCCTGTTATATCACCAATTCCCAATAATCCTAAAAGTCCGAAAGTACCAATGCCCCCGCCTAATCCGCCAAAACCACCGCCAATACCTGAGCCAATAGCATTATATTCACTCGCGTTTGATAAACTCATAATTTTAGATTTTAAATTAATAATATCCAAAATTAACACTAACTTAGTATGTTAAGGTTGTGATTGTTAACTACTTATATATCACTACATGAAATATAAAAAAGAATTAAGCTGTATACTGGTGGCTATTGGAAGGAATGTAAAAAGGTTAAGGTTAGAGAAAGGATTAACTCAACAAGATTTAGCCTTCGAATGCGATATGGATAAAAGTACAGTATCTAACATTGAACGGTTTAATTTAGATAATATAACAATAGGCACACTAGTGAAAATGTGCCTAATATTAGAATGCAATCTGATCGAATTATTTAAAATTCTTTAATGCTTTTTTTGCAGTGATCTTTTTCTATTTTACCTAAGATAAAACAAATTACTTTTCCGGTTTTGCTGAGTGTATTATCCCTTTCGTTTTTACCCAAAGCTGATGATATAGTTTCGTTTTCATTCCCGAATTTATAACCTGATTCAACTTTTAAATACTTATTCCATGTAGCACGAAATTCTCTATTTGCAAACTTATCTATATTGATCGCAGTTTCTTTGAAATATCCCTTCTTTCCAGGTACAACAAAATAGTTAATTATTGTCATAGGCAAAAGAAATACAATAGCTATTAATAATAGAATCATGCGTCTATTTCCCAATCAGTTGATAATGTATTGTAGTTTGTAGTTTCTTCCATTTGTAATAAAATGAAAGTTAACTCGGTTAACCTTTGATTGAAGTTAGCAAACAGGCTTGTAGTCGACTCTAATGCAGCCAAATTAGCCTCAATAGCTTCATAATCCGACTTAAGAATTAATTTATCAATCTTAGACATAACAATAATAGCATCGTTATCAATACGGTAATAATACCCTTTAACCCTGATGTTATTTATATCACATTCAATGCCATCAATTGACATTCTTATAATAGACTGTGTAACCCCTCTTTCAGTAGGTACGGTAAACTCTGTTGTTGTTCTTAATTTTAGCATATTAATTAATTATAATGGATAAGTACGCCCCGTGCCGGAGTTGTAAAGATATGTTATTTCTGTCTGTGTTAATGCTCTGTTTCTCCATATTGCAACCTCTTCAACATATCCTAAATGCTGAAGTGTAGAGTTTGCGAAATCCCAATTAGATATGCCAATTGTTGTGCCGGATGTTCCGTCTGGCATGCCTGTGTATGAACCAGTGCCGGCACTTGATACCGTTTGCAAAGTTCCGTTAATGTACATCTTCATTCCCGCAACTGTTTTAGTTCCATCGTCTGTAATGGTTATAAAATACCACGTATTTAAAGAGAAAGGAGCCGAGCTTGTTCTGATTGTTTGATGTATAGCAGGATTAGTTCTATCGAATTTATAAAAATACAAATTGCCGTCGGAATTACTGCGTATTAATTGCCATTCATCATTACCCCCTGTATTTGCCCGCTTATTAATTATGAAATTAAATGCGGAACTAAATCCGGTAAAATAAACCCACATAGACATTGAAAAAGGAATATCATTACCTAGCCCCGTAGTAAATGAAAAATTTGTGTTATCTGCTATCGTAACCCTATCACCAGTAGCGTTAAACCTTGCAGCGTTCCCGCTAATTCCTGAAACGTAGTCAACCCCGGTAGCCGTTCCAGTTGGACTTAATCCTGTGGAGTCACTAGTAATACTGTTTAATGTATAGTAAGCTACTAAATTAGTAAGCAATGCACTGCTTTTTATTCCTGAAAAAAATATAGGATTAAACATAATTAGTAATTAGTTATTTCTAAATAGTCGATTGTTCCGTTACTCCACAAAGACGCCTTGCTTCCAGCTATTCCGCTTAATATTGCCGTCCCGCTTAATTGTACTAATGTCCTTCCAGAACCCTGTACAAAAGTAATTGCGGCAGTACCTCCCTTACCGTATGAAGTAGTTACGCCGCCATTGCAAGTTATATTAATTGCACTTGCGCCGTTAGCAATTACAACATGCCTTCCATTTTGCCCTAATCCTGTCACTCCGTCTACTGTTGCAGTCGTGATGCTGACCGATGTTGTTATTGTTATTTGAGGGGCTAAGTAAAAGCTATCAAAATAAGTTTTTAAAATAGATTTTAATTGCGCAAAAGTTCGCGTCTTTGTTTTTGAAACATCCGCACTATCACCGATTACCATTAAATCAGCATCAACTAAATCAGTTGATTTTGCTGGCAGTAAAGAAATAAACCCCTCTTTTAAATAGTCAGCTATTGCCTTTGTTGTAGCGAAAAATGTGGTACTCGCTTCATTACCTACAATGGTCGGTTTTTTGTTTGCAGTATCTTCTTTAGTTACGTCTGCCGGAATGGATACGATATTCATATTTCTGCGAAGTACAGAAAATAAAAAGTTCTTTACTTTAATAGTTCCATTTCCATCTGATAAAATATAAAATTCATTTGGATATGACTGAGCAATTAATGTGCCTACTACAACCTGAACGTTAATCGCAAATAATAAAGTCCCTGCCGTTTTAGTTGAATCATTAAAAAATGTAGTTGTAACCTCTGCAACTGAACCAATTCCGCTTTTGAACTGAATTGAAAACACTTGATTTGCTGATGTTGTAGTTACCTCACCAATAAAACGCATGTTAATGATATCTCCTAACGAACATTCCGATGCTATCATCTGATTATTAACGGAATCCCAAAGAGTTGAAACTCCCAAAGGCGGATAAGCTATATTTGTGCTTGTGCCTAAAGTATCATTTGTTAGCTTCTTAGGAACTCCGGCAACAAATGGAATAGGAGTTGTATTTGTAGCTAAATCAGCATACATAAACCACCCTATTGAATTTACAAAAGTGTCCGGTTTATTGAAAATATAATCATCAGCATCCGGATCGTCTTGCAGCCAATTGGCAGGGACGTTAATTTCTGCCCCTACTTCAATACTATCTAACTTTGTTTTATCAGCATCCGTATAATTATTTTCAGATAGTCCAAAGCCTGGTGCAACTTCAACTTTCTTTGTGTTTAACTCCGCAAAGTTATCGTTTGCCTTTACCTGTGAATCCCGTAGAGTATCACCAAGCCCCGAATCCGGAGTTGAAACATTTATTGTTGATATTATAGCCATGGAAATGTTGTTTCGATTGTGATCGTTTTATTTGCTAATTCAGGTAAAGATAAATCTTTTACAAACTCTTTAAAGTTAGACTCTACCCCAGCAATCAATTGGTTATATCTCAAAGATAGTCTTTCAGTTTCAGAACTATCCAACGTTTGCATGTTTTCTCCTGTGATTTTATGCAATCCGTTTTCGCTTACCTTATACCCTCCGAAATCAACGAACAAAACTGAAGTGTAATAACTTAAAAAGTCCTTAATATAGTCTTCGTATATCGTTAAATAAACCCCTGTTAACGTTGAAGGTGTAAAAACTCCATCATTATAATCAGCTGAGTAATCAGTATAGATTTTAGTGTATAAATCTAGCCCTAGAAATGATTTTAAGTGCGTGGTTTGCGCAATAAATATCATCGGCTTAAGATTGTCTACGTCTATATTGCCATCAAAAGGAGTTAACGAAATAACGTCCTGCGGCTGTATCATTAAATTCACTTGGCTCATATAGTTGTCGGTATTATCGTTGCATCTTCTTTAGGTGTTCCTAGCAATTTCTTAGCTTCATCCTCTGTAAATCCATATATCAAGTTAATCATTGAAATAGCTGAACCGTAAGATGTAGTTCCTGCTACATATGACGCTTGTATTTCTAATAAAGCCTGCACTCCACCAACTGAACCCCTTAACGTAGCTTGCGCTTCTGCATTTTGTTGCTCTGCTGACTTATCAGCTACAACTCCAACTGATGTATTTTCTCCGTTGTCGTTTTCATCCATTGATTCCGTGTCAAAATCTTCCACAGCTAATTTAAAACCTCCGTTATCAATAGCATTAAAAACACCTTGTAACTCATTTAGTAATATTTCGCGTGCCGGATTAATAACCCTTCTAAATACTGATTTTGTAGCTACTGCAATTTCATCAGCGTTGGAAGAAAACCCTGTTTTACTGCCCGCTAATAAAATGGAAGGATAGGAGTGTGCAATTAATATTTTACGTTCCGCTTCCTCTGTGTAATTAACATAAGTTGCATTAACGTTTGGCGGATCGATATTGTCAACTACTACACTATTTTCTGCACTCGCATTTACTGAAACAATTGTACGCTGTCCGTTAATTCCGCTAAAGTTTTCACGTAATTTTGTAGCTACACCTGTTTTTTGTTCTTCGGTAAGACCACGGCCCCCTACCCAGTTGATAACTTTCTGCCCACTAAAGCCTGTACTTACATCATTAAATGAATGTTGAGCCATTAATCCCTCATCTTGAGCCCATCTTAAAGCCGGAAACCAATCAGGACGTACAAATAAAGGCTCATTGGAAGGACGTTGTATAACCAACATACTTATATCGTAGCCTTCCGGCTGTTTGCCATCAAATTTAGGATAAAACTTAGGCGTATATCTTTGTCGTTTAGTCCAGTCGTATGAATACCAATAACCGTTAACTCTTACAGTATCTTTACAAACATTTAATGCCGTTCTTTCAACCGGTACATGATATATTTTCGCGGGCTTTCCGTTATACCATACAACCTGCAAAGCGCATTGTCCTTGTTTCTTATAATCTAAAACTAATAAAGACCAATCTTTTTTGGATAGGTGGATAGAAGGATTTTTTCCGCCTTCATGTTCATTTATTAACCCTTCACCTGCAATTAAATTGCTAATATCGTTAATACAAGCTGAGTTTGTAACGCTATCATCGTAGGCATCAGCAAATAGCTTGTAATTTTTATTGTTATCTCCGTTCAAAATGTACTTTGTACCTACTAACACTTCAGTAATTGACGGCATATAAGCCGAAAATGTCATGATATTTGGTGTTATTTGAACCTCTGTGTTGTTTGTGTCGATGGCGTAAAGTTTTGAATGTCAGTATCTTCCTTAACAACTATCATTTTACCCCTATAAATAACGGTTTCAATAGTTGTATTCGTTATAATAATCTCGTGTTTGTCGCCTGCAAAGTACGCAACATCTTGAGTAATTGCAGGTAATTCAAATATAAGCCTTCCGTGTGAGTATTCCCAATTTATATTGTAAGTAGTTTCTAAATTGGTTGCTTCATTCCGTGAATAAAAATCGATAATATCCCCAGAAGTGGGTGCAATCCTTACGACTGCACTCAATTCAAAGGGTGTATCTATTCTAATGACTTTCATTATGCAGCTACTACAATTGCCGCGTTATAAGCGGTAACCGCTGCCGATGCTAATGTGTACATGAAAGAAGGCTCTACCGTGTTAGCTGTAAACAAAAAGCCTTGAGCGTCTGTACTCTCAACTACTGTCGAAATATCCGCACCGTTAACCGCCCCTGCAACAGTAATACTACCATCGTTGTGTTCAAAGAAAATGTTAAACACACCATCCAATAAAGCTTGAGCATCAGTTACGTTTTTAATACGGTCGCAGTACATCAAAGCAAATGTTCCAACTCCTGCCTTGCTCCCTGTCATTGTAACTGGATCCTTCGTAGCTGTTTCGATAAAGTTGTCAGCTGTGTTTTTTACCTCAAAACGGTAAATATCTGTAATACCTGCCGGGATTACGACAACCCCCGTAGCAGTATTTTGGATAATATCCGCACTATCCCAGTACGCAAATGAAATAGCTTTGTAGCCCTTAGGTTTTACAAAGCCCGTCTTTTTTCTCGACGCTGTTAATGTAGTTCCGCACATAATTTATTTTGTTTTAAAAAAAACCCCCTCCGATTTAGAGAGGGTTTTAATATTAATTTAAATTGTAAGTATTAACCTCCGTAAAGGACTCCATGCGACTGATCCATAACCGTAGCATCCAAAGTATAGATTGAACGTACAAACATAGTATCCCCGTCGTTGGCAACTTTTCCAGTTTCAAAACTAGCACAGTCAGCCATTGCATCAGTAGACCAATGGATTACTGAAGGTCTTTGACAATATGCAAAACCTGTAGGCATTGGCACGAACTCGATAACAATACCGTTATAAGAAATAACCTCAGTATCTCCTAACCCGGTAACTAAGAAGTTAACTTGTTGAGCTGCTCCAACTGCATTATTAGCAACTTTGATAAACTGTTTCCAAGCGTAAGGTGCATAGATAACTGGCATCTCAACACCTTCTAAAGATGCTGCCGGAATAGCTGCGTAAATCTTAGCACATTCCGCTGCGATGTTTGCCGCTGTAACGGTTGTACCTGTAACTTTAATGTAAGCCCCTAAAGCCGTTGCGTCGTAAAGCACTCTTGAAAGTACCCCATCAACTCCAGCCGGATCTGCTGTATAACCTGCAACCGCTGTTTGAGCCGCTGCTGTAATACTTCCTTGAGCCGCGCCAGGTGTTAATGCCGCGATAGCTGTTTTGGTAGTTGAAGAAACTGCCGCCCAGAATTTCAATTGTGCATCCTCTGAAACTCTTGGCCCTGTCATTGCAAGCACCTGAGAATTAAACTCATCGCTATCAATATTCCAAGCACCTGAAGACATGTCTCTGTTAAATCTTGACTGTCTTAAATCGTTGTACAAGAATGTATATTTGTACTCGATTTTCTTAGGTGTTGCCTCACGGTCTTTTACAACTGGGCCACCTGAAGACGATAACGCCGCACCTGTGTAAAGTTGTCCGGTTACGTCAACACGTGCCTCTGTGATAATTGTAGATGCTTTCACGTCATCTGCAAAGTTTACTAATCCTTTGTTCACGGTCTTATTCGCGAACATAATTTCCTGTATGATAGGCGATACTGCGTCGCCCTTAATCGATACCGGTGTATAAGTTAAAGCCATAGTTATTTAGTTTTAAAGTGTGTTAAATCGTTTACTAGCCATTCGATTTTCTCCGGCTCTAAGTTGCCTTTGCAATATTCTTCTACTGTTTTTTTCCCTACCGCATCCAAAAACTGAACGTAATTAACACCTTCAGTAAACGGATTTAAGAACTTGCCTTTAGTCGGCTCAGTTTGTTTTTCGTTTTCTTCCATTATTTAAGCGCTTCTTTTTTTTGTCTGTACTTTTCCAAAGCTGTTGCTGGTTTATCGTCTGCCGGAATCATAGGAATCTTTTTAAACTCCATTAATTCAGATTGAAGTTTCAAGGTTTCAGCGTCTAAAGTTTCTTTTGAAAGTTTTAACGCTTCAAAATCTTCTTTTAGTTTCAAGTCCGATGCTTCGTTTGACATTTGCATCTCGTTAACTTTAGCCAATTCAGCTTCTAAGTCTGCGATTCTTGTTAATGCCGCAGTAAGTTCCGCTTGTAAATCAGATTCCTCTTCTTTAGGCTCTTCATCAACTACAACTTCCTCATCTAATTCTTTATCTTTTACCTCTTCTTCAATCGGTAAATCTTTTTCTTTATCCTCTTCACTCTCGAAAATCTCTTTTAGTTTCTCGATAGCTAGGGCAAAAGCGCCTTTTTTATTCATATCCTCTTTTTTTAAATTTACATTCTTTTGCTCTTCAGGGAATAACTGACCCTCAATAGATAGCCCTTTCAACTTCCCTTCTTTAATGTCATTCCAAACTTGATCGTTGTCAATTTTGTAACCCTTCATCAGAGTGCCAATAGGTAACTCAAAACCTAACTTAATAGATTTATCGTTTACAGTATCTTCAATTATCCATTGTTCAAAACAGAAAACGCCTTCCGTATCATTATCCTGATCGTGGTTAAGGTTTACTTTGTTATCGTAACCGTTACGCATACCTTCAATATGTAACTCTCTGATCGTTTCAGCATCGAAATAAACATTTGCCGGCTCACCATTTATATTCTTTCTAAATATTAATTTATTAGGAATCAAAGCGGGTGCATAAAACAATCGTTTCTCTTCATTAAAAAAAACAAAGTCCGGTTTTTCGTCATTGAAAAAAAAGCCCGTGCTTTCAATAGCTGGATCGCAAACGACGCTAGTTTTCATTAGCCCTTTGTGTTCGGCATCCCTTATAAGTCTATATGTTTTTATCATAATTATAAACGTAAAAAAAGCCTGCCCTAATTACTTAAGGAGGCTTTGATTGTATTTTATGGAAAGGTAATTTGCATCTTCACAAATTTCAATTACCTCAAAGATATAAAAAAATATTAATTAGTTGTTATTTCTTTTAATTTTTTTTCGTATGCTAAGTGTGCTTCGTGTTCGTCTGTGAATAACCCTAAATGTTTTAATTTCTTTTTAATACTTATATACGCCTTCCATTTGTTTGAATTCTTATCCCAACTAACCCCAACAAATTTACTGCTACTTGGTATGTGTTTCATATTTGAATTCTCTCTAGCTGTAACTATTTCTAAATTATCAACGTGGTTGTTTTGTTTATTAAGATCAATATGATTAACAACTATGTTATGACTTTTTATCTTATGATTTAAAAAATAAAAAGCTACTAACTGATGTGTTATAAAAGTCTTTTGCTTTCCGCCCTTATTAAGGGTTACGCTATAATAACCTCTAGACGTTAGGCCTTGCTTTAATATTTTTTCCTTAACCAAATGGCCTATATGACTTAGTCTTCTTAAACTTTTTACATTTCCAAGATTACTAATTTGATACATTTTTTCATAGCCTTCAATATCTTTAAAAACTTCCATAATAAAAAAAAGATAAGCTTTCGGGGTTACGGCCTTACTCACTTATCTTTTAAATTGATTTCTTTTATATCGACCCGTAACTTTCGATAACCAAAGATACGAAAATATTTTTAACCTCCAGTGCCTCCGAAAGAGTTTTCCTGAACTAAAGCAGCATCAAGGCCTTGTTGCGTAGTTACCTGACTACCAACAACATACGTTTGAATTGGCGGCTGCTGTGCTTGTGAGTTCGCTATCGATGTTCCTATTTGGTTTTCGGCGGAGGCTTGGAAACCTACGGTAGGCGCAGCGTTCACTCCACTCGGTGCGCTTATCGTAGCGGGTGCGCTTGGTGCGCTTCCACCCCCAACAGCTTGTAATGCCTTAGAAGTGTTTTGAATAATAGCCGCCGCACTCGTTGCTCCTACTGCAATATCCAAAGCAACCAAAGGAACGGAAATTGGAAACCCCTTAGCCAAATCTTTTGTAACTGCTTCGGCTGTATTGATTCCGACCTTGCCCAAACTTACAGCACTATCCGCAATAATAGCGGCTTTCATTATCTGTTTATTCTTACCCGCTAATGTCTGCACGTTTTTAATTAGGTTTTCCCCTAATGCAGTTATTTGTTCCTGATTTGCTTTCTTTGCCGCTACTGCTGCCGCCTCTGCTGCTAAATCTCTGTCAATCCTGGCTAATGTGTTTTGATGAGCAACGTCCCCCATTTCCTGTTTAACCTGTTCAATACTTTCAGCTGTTAATCGTTCATCTTCGACTTTAAGCTCCCGTTTAAATTCTAAATCGCCCTCTAAAATTGAGTTTTCAATTTCCAATAAATCAGCTTCAACTTTTTTAATATCAACCTTTTTTTCTAGCTGTTCTTTATTGGCTTTTTCTTCAGCTTCTTTTCGCTTTTTCGCTTCATCTTCTAACCTCTTAGCCTCTTTTTCAGCAGCTTCTTTACGTGCTTTTTCTATTGCATCTATTCTGTCTTTGTCGGCTTGTTCTATTTCACGGTTAAGTCTTGCAGCTAATTGCACTTGTCTTGTAGCATCTTCTTTTAACGCCTCGTTATAAGCGTTTACGGCGTCTATTTTTCTTTTAGTGTATTCGTCTACCTGATCGCCATGTTCTTCTAAAAACTGTTTATTCTTTTTCAAAGACTTATCTGCTGCCGCTGTTAATCTGTCTAACGCGCGCTCGCCTTCCGACGTTGCGCCTACAAAATCAGTTACCGCATTAACTATATTGCCTATAAAATCCCCAACTTGAGCAAGACCCGGCACTAAGTTTAAAATAACTTCTTTTACTTTGTCAAAGTTATTTATCAAAGCTACAACCCCAACAACCAATAAACCTATCCCGGTTGCAGCAATTGCTCCCTTAAGTACCTTAAACGATACCGCAGTAGTATTAACCGAACCCCCGAACGCCTTTGTCGCTAACGCTGCTAATCCGGTTGCTGCCGCGTTCGCTTTCATAGCAATTGACGACGATGTAATAACCGCTTTTAATGCCGCCCATTGATCGCTAAAGTTTGATAGGTTACTAATAGCATCACTAAACGCCATCGCGCTCTGAACTTTCAAAAGCATCTTTTCAGTATCTTCCGTTTGATCACCAAATAAAGCCATTCCCGCAGTTACCCCTTGCATACCGGTTGCCGCCACTTGAGTAGCTGCTCCTAATGCTTTGAACTTTTGATCAGGATTAAACTTATCAGCTAAATCAGTCGCAAAACCAATATTGTCTTTTATATCAGCTACTCCCTTAGCTGCTTTAATAGCTTGAGTTGACGTTTCACCGTATAGTTGAATAGACTTTACTAACTCCTGATTTGCTTCCCTTAATTGCGTCTTTAAACTCTTATAAGCTTCATCCTGTTTGTCAACAGCCTTTGAATTATCCTTTACGCTTTCAGTCGTTTGTTCGATTGATACGTTTAAACCGTTTACGTCCTTTGCTGCTTTATCGGCATTCGTTTGAAAGTCTAATATAATTTTTTCTTTACTCGTTTCGTCTGCCATCGTTTAGAAGTTTAATAGGTTTATATCCGTGTTCCCTGTGGTAATATCTATTTGCGCATCTATAATGCTAAAGCGTTGTTCTTGTAATACTATTTCATTCTGTAATCTAAATCCACCAGGGACGTTTGACATTCCCGGCTCGGTAGTCGCAAAGTTTAAAACCAACTCACTCGCTGGCAATCTTAATTTATACGATTGGTTTAATGTATTCGGACTTAACAGTCTTTCAGTTTGCACCCGGTAAAAATCATAGTACAAACTTCTTACAGTTGCTTCATGAATTAAACTAAAGCCAAAGCTAAACCCGTTCGGATGAACCGGACTTGTTTTAATGTACGATTGTAAACGTGCTGCGTATAAAGTACCATCCGGCATACTCTTTTGAAATGCTAAGTTGTTAACGTAAATGTTTGTGATACCGATATTCACAGTTAAATTTCTTAATCCTGCTGCAAAGAATATCGTTAAATCACCATTATTAGGCTTGTATCTCTTTTCTCCACCTGCTAATATTTCAGGTGGTTCTGAATTGAACCCATAAGAAGTAAATTCCGTCGCCATCCCATCAATTGGCAAAGCCTCTAAAATACAGAACCCTGTTTCTACTTTAAATTCATTTAGATTTTCTGTAGGTTTAACAGTTGGATATGTTGTTTGTCCGAACTCTAAACCGTGAGCTGCTAAATAATCCTCGTTTGATTTGTACTTTGAAGTCTTATGCTTAAAATTGTAGTAGTTGTAATCTGCTGCAATGGTTTTACTTACTGCTTTTGATACGATATAAGGCGTATAGTCTACCACTCTTTTGGAATATACCTGATTTTCTGTTAATAAATCCTGTGGAGTTAGCCAAAACAGTTTATCATTGTTAGGACTTGCATCGAAAACAGATATGTTAAACGTCTTGAAAAAGCTATTTAAGAAGTCCACACATTTCGTTTCAGGCAATGCCTTGAATAAATCAATCTTACCCCCACCGGACGCACCTGAATTGTTATTAGTTGCTGAAATATAACGCCATTTTCTACGCTCTACCGAAGTCCCACCGAACCCATTACCGTATGTGTGGTAATATTCTTGTTCGGTAAAGACATCCATATTGCTCCAACTACATAACTGCTTAGGTGATATTTCAATTGTAAAGGCTAACTGCGTTCCCAAAAACATACTGTCGTTCAAAAATAAATCCATTTGCGATGTTGAAGGCGACAAAGAAACCGTATTTGTATAAAGCACTCTACCGTCTGTACGTTTAACGATTACTAGAAACTCGCTGTTGGTTGTATCGTCTAAAATAACGATTCCGTTTAACCTTAGTGATAGCATAAAATCACCGCCCCATCGTTCAGGATAAAACGAATTATCTAAGTTAACAGTCCAAATGTCTGTACCTGTATCGAGGATAGTGTTATATCTAGGACTACCCGGTAATCCATCACCGCCGGCGTCGTTGTTTTCACTTATTACAGATAACGTTAAAGGATTGATTAAGTCAATAGTCGTTAGTTCACTAGTTGCCTTTATATCGGCATTACAATACACATACCAATCATTGTAATGTACAGTATCTTCTAAAGGCATCTCAATGTCTAAATTATACTTTGCCTTTATTAAGTCGATGATAGTTCTGCCTTGAATAGCCGGTCTAAACTCCGACGTTTTTAAAACACCGGTGCCGGTTGGATCTGCTCCGGCTACATAAGCCACATTATCTAAATATGTCGCGTCGCCTGTGTTTAGCTTTCTTTGGAATATCCTATTACGCGACATTAAAGGCACGTAGTATTTAGTTGTTATTCCATCAATCGGTTCTGCATCTGCCACCTTAATAGATGAGATTGAGCTATGCACGTCATTAGGCAACCATGATACTTCAACAGGATTATCCGGTAACTTATTTATTAAGTCTTCGCCCATTCGGGTAGTAAGGCTTAGCATTGTAGTTGTGAAGTTAGCAGTAAAGGACTTTACAATACCGTTATCTTCCCTAACCTCTGTTAACTTTAATTTACCGGTTTGGAATAGTAACCCGTTTGAATATATCTTACAAGGAAATACGTTATCAGTTTTGATTTTGTAAACCTTAGTATTGCCTACAAAACCGAATATCCTTTGATTGTTCAAAGTACCCGGAAAAGTAAACGACAAACTAAAAGCGGAAAAGATTTTATTTAAATCGGTAGTGTCTTTCAGAACGTATTTCATATTAATGCTTTCGTTCTTAGCTAAGTCAACTTTATTATACTCTAATCCATCAATAGAAATATATACATCAGTTAATACGTTCATTATCTTAAGTTATTAATTCGCCCTGTTGTAACTTCAAACTCTAAATCATAGTTAATCTTCCCTTTATCATTTAATCGTGTGCGTTTAACAAATGATTCTGTACTACATACAACAGGAATCTGTTTGTAAGTGGAGAATAAACCCTGATCGGCTTCGGTTATTGTAACCGCATCAACTGTTATTGTTGTGCTGTCTACCGTAACCACTGTGCTATCAACCGTTAAACCAACTGAAACAATATCATAAACAGCCCCGGTAAACTCCATCAAATAAACCAAAGGTGAATAAATAACCTCTTCAATTTGTTCGGTCATTAACTCATGTAAATCACCTGTATTAAGCACGTAAGTCTGATCGCTATTTTCAATCTGTCTATATTTCGAATGTGAAACGCTATTGTTAATGCTGTTTGTATTCCGGTACAATCTAGGCGTTACCTGACTGTCAAGTTTAACACTTTTAATTGCTTTGCCGTAAGGTGTAAAGTAATCCCAAAGACCATGTCGGTTAATGTAAACAATTAAATACTTATCACCTAACTGTAAACCTGTACAGGCTGCCGGGTTAACTGTTGAAGTAATTATGTTTTCGGATGTACACGTACCTAATGTTTTGGTAAAATCAAACTCCCTTTTATAGTAAACTAACTTATCAGTATAATTTCGTGTGTAATTTATAGGCAGTAACCCAAAATAAGGTTGGTTTGCTGTACTCATTGCAACATCTCCAACCTGCTCAAAGTCATATCTGTAACCCATTGTAGCAAAATTTGTAACACTTTCAATAGGAGTTTCATCACTTACGCTTGTAACCTGATATTTATATTGGAAAAATACACCTTCACCGGATATGGAAGGCGGGTTTGCACCCGTACCCCATGCGAATTTTGTCCCGGTTATATAGCTTGCAAGTATCTCAGATATTTGAAACTCTATATAATCATCGTTAACACTTACTTTATCGCCTATAAGTGTTTTAGTTGGTAGTACTGGCGGCGTATCTAGATCACCCGACCAGATATAAAGTTCACATTGTACGCTTGTTATAGTTGAATCGCCTGCCAAATTTCTAAGGCGTAACTTTATCGGAGTGCCGCAAAGATATATTTGATCTTCAGTTGTTATAGTTGTTGGTGTAACTGCCATTATATCGGTTTATTTTGTTTACCTTTTTTAAACGCTTCGGCATTCTTAAAATTATATAAAATACTTTCGGTTAAGTCCTTTTTAATAACCCTTATTCCTTCAGGTAGTAATTTCTTAATCGTAATCATTAACGCGTCTGTTGGCCCTTCATTCATCTTTGTTGGCCTTACGTCCTTCCCGTAATCGTTTTGATAAAAAGTTAAAACAGTATCCGGCTTAACAGAATAGTTAATTGAGTTTTTTAAGCTACCTGTGTCAACTCTTGTAATTTTCTTAGTTGATTTATAAATCTTTTCTCCTAAAATATTAAGGTTATCCTTAATTATCTTATCAGCTTCAATCTGTGCTTTTGTTCTCCTTGCCATCAGTTCCAACTTTATTAACCGCTATTTTTTTAAGAAAGTCTTTTATTCCGTTTATCTTATTGGCTTTTTTATATCGCTCAATAGTTTCATTTATCTTACTCCTTGCTTTTGTGTTAACTACATTTACCTGTGATATACGACCGCTTTTAAAGCGCTTAACAGTTTGATAAGGAGCGCCATTATCATCCGTATAAAGAAGATTATAAGGTTCTCCTTTAGGAAACATTTCTTTTATGTTTTCTTCCAGCTTACTGTTGTTGTTGAACTGTCCGTAAAAAACCTCAGTAAATGTGTACACCCCTTGCTTATCTATAACGTAAGATATTGATCGCTTCAATCTTCCCGTATCTACTTCGGCATCATTCTTTGACTGCTTAACAATATTTCGCGCTATCTTCCTTAGCCCTTCCTGATAGGTAAATTCTTTTTGTATCGCTGTTTGACTTTCTGCCATGATTACAATTTAAGTAGTTGTACAAAAACCTGTATTTGGTACAGAAAAAGTAATGTCAATTCTAAACCCATCTAAATTTGCACCACCGTAATTACTCAAAGGCTCTGATATTGAAAGACTATCGATGTTGATATTCTCTAACTCAAACCTATCAATGTAGTTAACGAAATTAACGCATATACTTTGGCACTCGTTAAGGTTGTCGATGTAGTTAGTATCTTCCATTAACTTACTCGGTTGTTCTGCCTTACGTGAGTCCCTTTGCTGTAATATCGTTATAGTGTAGTCATCTTTCAATAAAGCGTTATCCCTGTCTATTTCGAACCCGTTATACTCGATTGTTACTAAAGGATAAATACTTTCTTTTTTAGTATCGATTATACCGGACGCACTAAGCGCAATAGTGTTAACCAATTCATCAGCCGCGAAAAGGTTAACTATGTAGTTCGTTGTTGTTGATACACTCATTTACTTTATATTTTCTACGTACTTCTTATGCAATAAATAATTACCCCAAAAAAGAAAGTCCTGTACTTTCATTTCTAACACTTCGAAAGGTTTATACTTAAACGATTGACAGATTAAGTAAACTAATTCAACATAACCCCCGTACATTTCGGCGAACTCCTTTCTATACTCGTCACCTATCGTCTTAGGCTTTTCATCCAGGTTGCTAGGTAATGCCGGTGGATTATAAATAAACTCGTAACTTTCTTTTATCTCAAGTATTTCCTTTGCGTAATCTCCAATTATCGTAACGCATTCACTTTCATTAGGTATTCGCCCTATCAAAAGTAAATAAAAATTACTAATTAAATCGGTATTATCGGACATACTATTGAAATAATTATCTAAATCAATAAAGTCCCCTGCTTTGCGTTCAATTATGTTATACATAAACTTACATTGTCATAGCCTATTGATTCCATCTCGTGGTATCTGGTTGCGTCAATCGCATGATTCCAGTTATCAATCGGTTTGTTAATTTTATCGTTTGTTCGTCTGTCTTTTTTCCAGGTGTATTTTTGGAACTCGTTAATCAAATCAACTGAACTTTTCGTTATAAGGTAGTTCTCTTCCTGCATTATCTGAATACCGTATGTGATGCTATCCGGTCCTTTAGTAACAGGATAGGCGTTTATACCTAATGTTTGAAGTTCAGCTATACTTTTAGGCTCTGCACTATCGCAATAACAAGGCATTAAGGTAGGGATGAACTTAGCAATCTCTTTATTGCTTAACCCTTTGCGGTAGCAGATTTGATTTAGGATTCTTTTATCGTTCCACTTCCATACTTCGACTATTGCAGTCGGATCATTCGAATAACCAAAGTCAAGACCGTAACCAAGTAAACGAGCGTCTGCTGGCATCTCATCTATTTGCTTCCAGTTATCAAATACAACCCCATCCAATGAACCAACCATCCCCAAGCCATATACCCGCCACTTATTTGACCAATAAGAGCTTTTGGTATTCTCTTCTTTAAATAGTTGTTCGAATGGTAAGTTAGGATTGTGGAATCCTTTTATCTTATAGTCCAGGATTGAATCTACTTCACTTTGTGGCAAGAACTCGTTATCTTCAAAGGTAAGTGTTATAAAGTTGTTTTCGTTAATGTAGTCGTCCCCCCAGAATAAGCTATCCGGGTTGTAATCGATGATAGTAAGACCGGCACGAGATATAAACTGTACAGCCGTATCAATGTCCATCTTGTCCGCTTCATTGATATAAACAATATCCCTTCTAAAACCTTTACCAATATCGTTAACGTCTGCCCCTAAGAAATCGATATAACTGTCGTTAGGGTATTCATGTTTGCTTTCTGACCTATTAAACTGATCGCCGGTTAACACACCCCAGTCTTTAGCTATCTTCTTATAATCCCTTACAACCGTTCTTTTCATCTTTGAAAGTTCAGATGATATAACGGATATTTCTTTTGTGGATTTTTGTAAAGATATAATTAACAATTCAAGGATTGATATTGTTTTTCCTGCACCCTGCCCCCCCCTTATAACAAAAACGGTTTCGTTAGGATTAGACATAATTAAATTGCTAATCTTACGAAACGCCTTTGAATAGTTGTATTTATTTTCTGTCGCCAATGTCCGGTAATTCTGGAATGTTTAAGCCCCCGCTTATTTCTGTTTTGGTAGTTTCAGATAGGTTGTTAAGTCGTTGAGTAATCGATGGATTGTAGAAACCCATTAGCCCCCCTATGATTTGATTTTCTCTTATCTCATCTTTTATCGCGCGGCAGATGGCAGAAAAGTCGTTGTAGTATTCTAGTTTATTATCAAAATAATCTCCTACTTCACCATAATTATTTCTGCAAAATCTTTTAAACCCTTCGAATGTCATAGGCACTTTAGTTGGTTCGGCTACTCTTTGCCCATCTTTGCCTACGTACAAGACTTTAAGCCACTCTGTTGACTGTATATCTAAATCATTTTTAAACTCCCCCCATGCCTTTAATAAGTCGTCGGGCGTTTTAAAGTTTCTTTTCGGGTGCTGCCCTCCTTCATTATACTTCGCCATCTTAATTTTGTCTTAAATCAATTTCTTTTCCTGTGAATTCATCTACTTCAGAAACGAACTCGCCCATAATCGACAGGTACGGAAAATATTTTTTCACATATACCTCCGCATCCTGTTGACTATCTGAGTACACATCATTACCTACGAATGTTTTTATACTTCCATCCGTGCGATCAATTGCTTTAAACGATGTAGTAAATCTTTTCATTGTACTAATATACTAAATTATTGTTCTAGTTGTTCAGTTGTATAATTATCTAACGCAAACTGTTTAACTCTTTCATCACTTGATTTATAGAAGTGCTTTGCTGTTTGTAACGTGATCTTTGATGATTTCTTAACCTGAACTAAATTAATTGCTTCGTCTAGGTAAATCATATTAGAATTTATACCCATCGTTAAGATGTTTTTGTATGTTGTCAGGATGTACTAATTTAGAAACTTTACCTAAGTTCATAAAGCGATAACCCTTTTGCAGCTTAAACACTTCATTTGCTTTGGCAATTTCCAACGCTGTCATTGCTTTGGCTTTCTCTTTGGCCTCCGCACTATTGCCGTGAATCTTATTAGTGTCTAACTCGGTAACGTTTTTCGGGTTTAATTTATTCTTTAGTGACATGATATATTTTTTTTACGGTTGTGTTTTTAAATACTTCAAATGTTATTCCTGTGTATGCTTCTTCACTGGTTTTAAATGAAACTATTTCTTTACCCCCTGATTTAGTTATGTAAGGCAATAGTATTTCTTTGCCGTGAAAGTTACGATCAACATAGTAAACTTCAAATCTATTTTCATTGTTTTCTTTGATTACAAATTCAGGTTTCGGCATAATTTACTTTTTTCTAGTTCCAGTTATTAATTTCGTTTTGTGGATCGTGTACTCTTTATGTTCAATAGGAAAATAAAGCATCTTCAAAGAGTGATACGGGAAACCCATGTTATCACAAGCAACTGTTAAAGCTGTGAATGTTTGCGGATCTTCGTCCTTTTTGTTTACTATTATGATATGTTTCTGATTCATATTGTAAAGATAGTGTTTATTTATTTATTCTTTGCAAGTTAAATGAACTTTCTACACATAAATAACGATTCGCTTTTATCGGGTTCATTTCTTTCATAAAGTCTTCGTATCTGTCGCGATACTCTTTTCCGAACCGGTGTAAGTTCTTATGCAGCCGGATTAAATAAATAACGTTTGAATGTCCTTTACTTATGATATTCCCGATTGACTGCTGAGTAAGTTGTTTATCGTTGTAAAGGAAGAAAGCTATTGCTGCTCGCGCTTCTACATTTTCTCTTAGTCGGTTATCAACTAAGCAGTCAGGTACTTTAAAACTTTTATTAATCGCTCTTATCATTTCCTGCTTATAGTACTTTGATATTATGTTTGTGTTATATTGCCCCATTATCTTAATGTTTTTTTTGCTATTCCTAACATGCTGCTTTTATCTTTAGCTAATGCCATTAAAACCATTTCCACCTCGTCGTAATCGGTAAACACCATCCTGGCTAGTAATTGAATTATTTTGCCGGATTTTTCAAAGGCTTCATCAATAACATTTTTCATATCTAAATCAATCTCAGCTTTTTCGATACGTGCGAACTCATCTTTTTCCTGTTTTATTAATTCTAAGATTAAAGGATTACCGTATTTTTTAACGTTACCCTTCCATGCCGGAGTTCTTTTCAACACTTCGTTATGTGCGTTTGCATTTTGGTTTGCTAGTATTGCTTTGGCTCGTGCGCTGTCGTATATCCTTTTTGCTAACTGCTGCTGCGTTATTTCTTCTACTTTACTCATTTTCTATATCGTGTTTAATGTCTTTCAATATTGAAATTACTTCCTCAACATTATAATATTCATAAGTGTGCATTTCTATGCATTGAATATATTTATCTAGTATTTCGGTTGCTTTACTCATTGCGTTCAATTGTAAAAAATTCTTTTGCATTGTGAAGTTCCATCCAATAACGTGGGCTTGTTTTATATTCCTCAGTTAAGTGGTGTTTAAACGCCATTAAGATGCTGTCTGATCCGGTATTGAAGTCTTGTTCCTGTCGGTATCTTTCGGCTCTTTTTCTTATTGCTGTGGGTAATTCTGATATTTTCATAACTTTATTTTTTTGATTGTTTATGTGTTTTTTTATATGCTTCTTTCGCTGTGTAGTAAATGAATATCGCTGCGAAAATTGCAAATCCAATAATAAAGTGATATAATTTCATAATCTATTTTTTATATTTTACATGCCATACCCCTTTTAATGTGCTACCATAGTCTTTAAACATTGGGGTAAATTGAAGATAATGATACTCTACTAAATCTTTTGATGCTTCATAATTAAATAATAGTATATAATTTACTATTGATGGACTAAGAAAATGACTTACTTTCATAACTTAAAATTTAAATCCGGCTCTTACAAATCCACTTCCTTGAAACTCCTCTTTTGCACCGCTCCAAATGAAGTCCTCTCTATAGTCGTACGTCGCACGTAATCCAACAAACCAAACATCATTAATATTGTAGTCAGTTCCTGCTTCTAATCCAAACAAAGGATAAGTACGTGAATCATTTGTTTTGTACCCTCGTTTGATAAACCCTAATCTTATCCCTGCATAGCTTCTAAAGTCCTCAAATGTTCCATAAGTTACATTCACACCCCCAGCGCCTGTTAAATCAAAATACCCTCCTTCTAAAGCGTCAAACGATTGTACTCCGGCCTTAACGTAACCGCCATAAGAAACAAGTTCGATTTCCGCGCCTAAGTTTAAACCGCTTTCTTTTATGCTCCCACCAGGATCGACGTAAACCGAACCCGTAAAATATTCCTTTTGCCCTAATTGTAACTGCGCGCTTGCTGTCATTCCGACTAATAACGCAAATAATAATGTTTTCATAATTAACTGTTTAAATGGTTTAAATATGCTTTGTAACTTTCGAAAATCGCTTGTATTTGTTTAAATTCATGAGTGCCTCTTCTTGTTGAATACTCTTCATTGGAATCAAAAAATATCTGCCATTCTTCAACTGATTTTGTTTTACACCCTATTTTTATTTTATCCCCCAAAATTGAATGCTCCCATTTGCAATATTGTGACAAATACGCTGATTCTTTGTTTTTAGCCAAATATAGGTCAGCCGAAGATAGGTCAGCCGAAGATAGGTCAGCCGAAGATAGGTTAGCCGAATATAGGTTAGCCGAAGATAGGTCAGCCGAAGATAGGTTAGCCGAAGATAGGTCAGCCGAAGATAGGTTAGCCGAACGTAGGTCAGCCGAATATAGGTCAGCCGAATATAGGTTAGCCGAAGATAGGTTAGCCGAATATAGGTCAGCCGAA